GTATGTATCCGCTTTTGATACACTTTATACTTCGCTCGTTTCTTTGGCGTATCTGTAGCCAAAGCCTTCTTCCAAGACTTAACATTCTTAACCAGTAATTCTATTACAGTTTTATTCATAATATTCTTCCTCAAACATTTCATAAAGTTCATCTTCTAAACGATAAGCCTCTTTCTCCCATGGTTGATCATCATAATGTACATGGATCAATCTACTAAAAGACCTCGACTTCCACTGAACTCGACCTGTTTCATAGTCACACAACTCTCTCCTTACAAATTGTTTGAGGTGAACCATCTCATGTGCTAACCAAGTGAGTAATTGATCTACTTTATACCTCATTGAAGCATCAAGTTCAATCATAAACTCCCTAGGTCGATTCAAATTATCATCCACGATATGACAAAACCCATAAGCCTTTTCTTTTTTCTTCAAGTCTTTGGTTAGTTTAATATCTAGATAGATATTCTTCGCCATCCGTTTACCCAATAATACTTCACCATAGAATTCAGCGCCTTGGTATACCAAGTTCTTTAATTCTTGATTGTGACTTCGATATCCTTCAATGTATAGTTGCATCTTCTTCAATCTCTCTAAAAATATAATGAATTATATTTGTAGTTCCTTCTATCAATTTACGACACTCCTTGAGCTCATCAGGACCGTGTTCAGATATAACAGTTTTCATATCTGGAGACATAATTTTATAACCCTCAATTGTCGGCATTATTATTGACATATAAATTCTCCAATTTTATCATTGTATATAACCATTGTATCAGGTCTACGTTAATATGTCAAATCGTAAGTCATTGATTTATAAAGACTTTTAAAATAATTTGTAACCCATTGATTTATAAAGACTTTTTTACTATAAGAATTTCTTATACACCTATAAAAGTAGTACTTATATACTATAGTAGTATATTAGAATATTCTTATATAGTTCGAGGCTGTACTGCTAGCGGCAAATTTAAAATGAGTCGGAAAGAAGCTTGTTTCATAGCTCTTTTCTTATTGGTGCCCAGTACGATTAATATAATCTATATCAGCTTGAGTTCTTCCTAAATCTACCCGTCCAACCTTACGACCATAACCAGGATTTCCTATCTCTACAAAATTCTCATCCCAACCAAAGGCCTCTTTAATTAAGTTTGCAGTCAATCCTTTATACTTCTTATTCAACACCTGATCCTTCGCTAAAACTAAACAATCAGCTTCTCCTGCAGACAATCCTTCTAACAACTGAACGAACATCATCTCTCGTTTCATTGTATTCAAATTAGGGTTACCTACTATTGGACCATCTGAAGTTTCACGTTGAACATAATTGTGTAACTTACTCACTTCTCTCTCCAATACACTATGTTCAGTTCCATCTGGTGCATCATTTGGCATATAAGGTACGTCACCTTGTGGCACCAACCAAGTAATTTGTGGATCAAATGCTGCCTTCAAAAACATCTCCAAAGATGCACTTCGATATTGCCTAAGTACTGCTACTTTTTTCGGTTTATCCTTTGCGTTATTAATCTTCGTGAAGATTTCGTGAAACAAAGGTCTATATGTTTCTTCCATTATTAAAATTCTCCTAAATTTTCTACTAAATTATTTAACCTATTTGCTATAAAATAATCAAATAAATTATTACGACTTCCTACTTTTACTTCATCAAACTCTTTTAAAATATCATGCATCACTTGTGTAGGTATCTTTGTTAAATTAATTAGAGTTTCATTCCTCTGCCAATTACGAATCCATGTATCTCTCGGACACTTAGCTAACATATATAATTGTTCCACATCAAACGCTGTCATTTGATCTAACACTTCTCCAATAACAACTTTACGCATAGGTTTCTGTCTTTTATTTTCTGTAAATGTATCATCAGGTGACAGTATGTTTGGAACCCCATCACTCCTATCACCCTTCAAGATATGCTCATTTAAATACGTTTTAGGAGATACATGAGTCAGAAACTTTTTAGTAACTGGACTGTATTGATCTATAATATTATTATGTAACTGAATAAAATCTTTATCTGACGATACAATCAATGTAATATCATCATTTCTTTCTCTAGTTAAAACAGCTATAATATCATCAGCTTCGGCTCCATATACTTCTACTACCTTGTAAGGAAAATGTTTTTTAATTTCATCTCGTACTTGATTTAAATGAGTAAAGATTACATTCCAATCTAACTTAGACGCCAGACGTTCTTTCTTTCGAGTAGCTTTATATTGTGGAAAATAATCTCGTCGCCAATAATGTCTACTATCACAACAGATAACAAGCTCTCCATACTTCTCTTTAAATCGTGAACGATAGTACCGTAAATTATTTAGAACTAAATGTCTAACTAAATCCTCGTCTGCTTCATTATTTCCACTTTGATGTAGTGCCACCATCAAACTACCAATAGCTATCTGTGTGAAATCAATTAATATCATAAAGATTTCCCCTTTTTATATGTACCCATAAATGCAAATCTATATGCTGAAATATGACTTAAATGTTTAAATTCTTGGTCTGATACTAAATGATTTTCTATTTCTAATTTAGCTTCTGATAAAGGAATGCAATGTATAAGAGGTGTATTATGTTCTATTATGAATTTATTATTTTTCTTCTCCAAAAACATATTGATATTCGCAGTATGCTGATCTTTAAAATTTAAAACTCCTGGCAGTATAGTTATGTCATCAAAATATTTTTTTATACCCCATGTATTTTCACTGTAATAAAAATCCACTCCACTTTTTTCCTTTATAATCCACGGGGAAAGTAATTTAAGATGTATGTGATCTAAAAACTTATTTCCTAATTGTTCAGAACTATGTTGATCTATTGGCTGATAACCACGGTTACCACCTGGGTATGATTCAAAACTACCACTGTATTGATACTTATACCCTCCTTCCTTATCAGTTTCTAATAGTAGATCACTCCACATAGGCATAACCCATCCCCGACTATACAGATTATGAAACCCATCGCAGTGTTTAATTGTAGCTGTTTGCTCTCCCATGGGTGGTATACTTTTAAACCATTCTGGTATAAATTTTTTCGCTAAACTAATAGGAAAAAATTTGTGTATAGCCGCATCAGCAGTAAAACATTCTAACTTAATTTTTTTTAATATCATAAATCGTAGTATGTCCAGTAACTATTGGAGCGGGTAGGGAGAATCGAACTCCCAGCATCAGCTTGGAAGGCTGAGGTATTACCACTATACGATACCCGCACAGTAGTGGAGCCACCACCAGGAATCGAACCCGGGACCTCATCATTACAAATGACGTGCTCTACCTGCTGAGCTATAGTGGCATATTCTAAAAGTGTTTTTAAAATGCCTTTCAAATCTTGTAATCTTATCATATTCGGTCCATCAGACGGAGCATTATCTGGATCATCATGCACTTCCATAAACAAACCATCTATACCAATGGCTACTGCCGCACGACCCAACACTGGAGCAAACTCTCTGTTACCACCAGTTACTCTACCCGACACTTGTTGTACACTATGAGTCATATCAAATATCACTGGCGCATATTCTTTCATCTTAACTAAACTTAACATATCTACCACTAAATTATTATATCCAAAAAATGTTCCACGTTCAGTCAACAACACATCACCACCATGTTTTTCTACTGCCCACTTCATAGACTCAGGAGATGTAAACTGTCCTTTCTTTATGTTAGTAGGCTTTCCTGTATCTGCACACGCCTTAATTAAATTGGTTTGTCTACACAGAAACGCTGGTACTTGTAAGACATCTACATTAGTTAATAACTTTGGTTGCCAACTCTCATGTACATCTGTTAATACTTCACACTCTAATTGACCAAAGATTTCATTGGCCTTTCTAAGATCATACTCACCTCTATAACTATCCTTACTGGTACGATTAGCTTTATCAAATGAAGTCTTATAAATGAAATTGATTTCTAACTCATCACATATTTCGGTGAGAGCACCAGACATATGAAAGGCGTGTTCTTTACTTTCTAAAACACACGGACCTGCAATCAAATTTAACTTTGATTCTTTTAATTTATTGTACCATCCACTCACTTGTCTTTATATAACCTTCACTGTCATAAGCATATGCAATTGTTCGCCACTTAGTCTTATATTCTTGATCTTTACCATAGAATAAATCTAACCACACACTTGTATCAAAGTATCGAGCAATATTCATTAAATAAACTGCTCTGTTTCCTAACTCACGTTCTAATAATGTTTTCTCTTTACCTTTATCCAT